ATACCCATGCAGCTTGTAATATCAAAATTATTAGCTATATTTGGCCTGATAATCTGAAAAAATGGATATGGTGACTTGGTATAGTAAACATCTTTGATTGTATCATTAGCAATCTTGTTGCCTTTGTCGTCAAAAAAATCATTGTATATCACGTAAACACCATTTTGTTTCAGATGTCGCTGGATAAAATAGATTTTGTTTTTGCCGTTTTGTTGTTCTGTGCAAAAAGCACAATCAATAATTTGTTTGTTTTTTGTCCTCAGCGGATAAATGTTACTTGCTGTAACAAAGTCAATTGATATCTCATTATTGTCGAGATATTCAACAAAAGCCCCAGTTCCAAATGCATTAACATACTCAATCAATTCATTCCCTTGCACCCAAAAATTATTGATATCAAGTATGTTGTCTAAAAGTGCTTGGTTGCTTTCAGATACTGCAATGTTAACTTTTTCGTTTAAAAGTAAATCTGCTTTATCCTCGCACATCTTTTTACACATGTTAAGAGTTTTGCGTATTCGCGTTATGTTCCTTCTGCCGTTGTAGATATTGATATCGTGCCAGTCGTTACAGCCCTGATACCAGTCTTTCCACAGCTTTTCTTTTTGTCTGTGACATTTTGTCACTAATACATTATGCCCTAGATTTATTAATATATCCTCAATTGTTTGCATTTTATTTTGCATCTACTCAACTCCTCACTTGTATTGCTTGCGTTATTTGTTGCATTAAACTCTCTGTACTGTACTCTTGAGCATCGAGAGTATCAATGTTCATTTTGCCATCATCTAAGCGTATATCTTTATTTGTGTTTTGTTGCCAAACCGCATTTTGAAAAGCCTCAATTGTTTTTTTACAATGCCCCATGATTTTATATGCATCACAACCAAACATCATATTGTAAAATCTTATACGTTCTGTAATCTCTCCTTTACGTGCATTTTTAACAACTAAAGCTATACCTTGCTTTGCTAGCTCGTTTTTAAAACTCCTAATTATTGTTTGCTCCGCACTATCTGCATAAGCCTCGAGTATTTTATATTGTAACTGATTTTTTTTAACAAACTTGCAAAACTCATTAGCTAGTTGTGTTGCATCCAACTCCTCTTTAGAATAATACTCGTCAAGAGTTATTACTTGTTTTAAACCCTGCGTATATCCTGTGAGTTGGAATGTGTTAGCCGATCCATTACCACCAAAATCTATTCCCACAGTTGCAAAAATAATATTGTCAGGAACTTTATGCAAAACATAATTTTGAGGATTTGCTGCAAATTTATTATAAATACATCCCTCAGCGGCTACCCAGTTCCCAAGGATAAATCTATCATAATAAACACCACAATACTCTTTTTTGATATTTGTAACGTAATCATTTGGCAACATCAAATTATCATCAATTAAAAACTTTATAACTAACATATCTAAATCATTTTGTTTTTTGATGTAATCAGTCATTAACCAGTGCATCGGATTATCAGGATTTGTAGTTGCTATTAATTTAGCTTTTGGTGCTCTTAATCTGCTTAAAAGCATCGTAAAAAAATCTTTTGGGAATAATGTTAGCTCGTCACAATACGCCCCTTGTAAAGTCAACCCTCGTATTTTGCCCTCACTCTTTGCATCTGCTGCACCCTCTAATAATATTGTACGACCAAATAATAATGCCTCTTTTGTTGATACGCTAAAACTAAAATTAGACTCTCCTATCAAGTCTTGCAGCGGTAACAAACAGTTATTTTTTAAAGTAGTAAGAGTTTTTGCACACATCATATATAAACCTTGTTTTGGCATAGTAGCGACCCAAAAAGCCCATGCAACCAAGCTTATCCATGTTTTGCCGCTTGATACGGACCCCTCAAGTATATTTATACGTGACAACGTATTGCTTTGTATTCTTTTCAAAAAATCTTTTTGCTTAGGATTGTAAGTCGTCATCGCTTTTCAACCCCTCAATTAATTTTTCAAGTATTCCGTTCTCTGTTTTTGCCTTTTCAAGGGTCTTCTCTTTTAATTCCAATTCTTTTTCTTTCATTTTTTCGACGTTATGATTTCTGCGGAATTGCTGTGGTTTTCTGTTATTTAACCATATAGCACATGCCGTCACGTCGCCAGGCATATGTTTCTCAAAAACTTCTGTTTTTACAACGTCAATACCCCCAACGTTTTCCGTTATAGTTTTTGTCTCTTTATAGTTGTATCCCAAAGCACGTTTAATTAA